CCTGCCGCGACCCGACCCAGATTTCCAGGCCCCGCGAAATGCGGAAATTATCCCAGAAGTACTGGAATGCAGTTTCAATCTGGGTCACTCCGCCATGCCCATCGCTCGTGAGCGGACCTCCCGAAAGAGTCGCGTAGTATCCGGGCGTCTTGCCGCCCACGCCATTCAGCGCGAAGGTGGTGAGACCATCGAAAGCCAGCGATACCGTCGAGTGATCGGAAGAGAGACCTGCGGCATTGGCTGCCTGGTTTGAGGCGTTGCCCGGGCCGAGCACGGTCACGGTCGGGATATCGGTGATTGCTGCGAGGAAGCAGTTCGCAGCGCCCGTGGTCGTGCCAACGTACCACGCGTAGCCAGCGGCGCCCTTGACTGGCGCGACGGTGATCACGACATGGTTGTTGGCACCGGTCGCGATGCTTCCCTGCGCGGAAATCTGCCCAACGCCGCCATTGACAACGTCGCTGCTTCCGTCCGCATTGTTTTTGGTGAAGGTCGGAGCCGGCCAGTTGGCCGAGGGGATTGCCGAGGTTGTTGGCGCAATCGTTCCGCCGACGTACTGCACGCCGAAAGGCGTCAGTGCGACACAGAAGAAGAACGCCGTGCCCGCGCCGAACGAGCCATCCGAGCCGGAGGCTACGCCGGTCGGCGTGGGAGTGGTCCCGAGCGCCATGCTCGTGTTTCCCGTGAGGATCATGTTCTCTTCGCCAATCATCAGCGCTTCCAGCGTCGTGATCTGCGCGAGAGAGCGCACATCGTCGAAACCCTCGGATGCGTAGGTCGACTCAAACGTCGCCGAGTTCTCGAGGCCGATTCCCTTGTATGGAGCGCTGTAATCCTTCTCCGTCAGGGAGATTTTCGCGCCGCGATGCCCTTCAGAAACGCCGACAAATTGAGACGGCGTCGACGAGTTGATCGCTGTGATCGCCTTCCAGTTGGGCTGGATACCGTAGCCCGGCTTCTTCACGCGAGGGATACGGTTTCGCAGCGGGGTGAGCACCGGATACAGCCTCTTGGCCTGTGCTTCCAGGTCGTAGTACTGCAATCCGGTATTTACAACGATGCCCTGAGTCGTCGCGTCTTTCATCAGCGCGAGCGTCTTCCGGGTCAAGTCTGCCAATTCAGCAGTCAACATGACAAAAGCTCTCCTTTGGCGTCGGAGTCGCGCCATCTCCGTCACGCCCAGACAATCGAATTTGGTGCTACGGGACCCTTGCAGCGAGTTACTGCCGAGCCAGGAAGGACTCCGGGCTCATTGGCTTCGAGAGGAAAGCGCTTCGGACACTCACAGGCATGTCGGCAGCCTTGGCGAAGACTTTGCCATCGTCGGAGGTGTCTTTCTTTGCGCCGTCCTCGGATTTGGTGATGGTGACGACATTGCCGTTGCGGACGGCTCCCGCTGGCAGATCATGCTTCCTTGCCGCAAGCGCCTCGCCGAGGCCCTTCACCAGTTCCGCAACAGAGGTGGTCAGCGCATCCACTTTCTTTTCGAGTTCGGCGGATTTTGGGTCACTGCCAGAGGTGCCAGCGGCAGAAGACGTGATTCCCTGCTCGCCGAGCCACTTCTTGACATTGTCCGGCAAGTCGGCCTTGTAGCTTGCATCGCACATCTTCATGAGATGATGCCCCATAAGATCGTGCGCTGCCTTCAGGCCATGCAGGTGCGCGGCGTGCGCCTCGCTGGCCTTCTTCAGTTCGGCGTGCTGCATCGTCAGGGTCTCAACCTGTTTCGTCAGCGCGTCGATTCGTTCGTTCGACATATCGTTGCTCTCCTTATTGAATTTGTCAGCGCCATCTGCGGATTTTTCGGCGTCGCCGCTGACCTCGATGCCGTGTTTGTGCGCGGCTGCCACGATCCGCGCGTATACTGCGGCCTTCTCGCTTTGCGGTATTCCCTCGGTTTGATCGAATCGCGCCAGGGCGTTTCTGACGTGATTGGCGTCGTGGATTGGCAGCTTCCAGGTGTCCGTTTTTTCTGGATCGCCCACGTATGCGAAATGCTCGGACGTAAGGTCTTTGTCGCCGACGCGCTTGGTCTTGGCAGCCTTGCCGAAGTTGCGGTCCTCCTCTGATCCGTCGGCTTTGATCATCGTGAAATGCGCTCCGCGCATGCAGGGGTTATCCACGATGCTCACCTCGTTCGGACGAGCGGTGTAGCGCATCGCGTCGCCATCCGGCCAGCGGCGGATATAGCTGCCGCCGATGGAGAATCCGGTGTATACCCCCTCTTCAACTTTTTTCCATTCATTGTCGTCGACGATTTTGGCGGCGATTTCGATGCGCTTGTGCGCGTCGTCGAAGTCAATGCCGATCAGCTTTCCGGCAGCGATAGACGAATGTTGGGCGCGCACATTGCCAAGGCTGGCTCCGTCAGTCGCCTTGTCGAACTCGGCGCTCCAAGCCTGGACGTATGGCTTCGAACTCGAATAGTCAAATATCTCTCCGGCCTTGTCGACGGCTTCTTCGGCCATTACGCCGTAGACCAGATGCTGCTTGGCATCCACTTTGGTGATTTGAGCGAAGAGCTTCATGTGTCACTCTCCCTGATATGTGAACTCCATCGCGCACACGCAATTCGGATGAAATGGCGGAGCGATATCTCCCGAAGGAAACGGCTCATCGAGCTTCAATTCGCCAGCGTCGGCGTTTGTGTCGCACTCGTCGTCCATGTCGTGCTCGGAGCCGAGCAGCGAGTATTTCGCGGTGACGACACCGCTGGCCGCGGCGGCGGACAAAGCACCCTGAATATGCGCGCGGGAAAGCTCCGTTCTAGCGATCATCTCGGCGCGCGCCGCGGAAAACGTTGCCGCATTCTCGATCTTGGTCTCAAGAGCCGCCGGGCTTAGCCCTTCGGCAAAGGCCTCAATCACGAGCTGCTTAAGCTCCTCGCGCGTCGTCTCTGTAATCGCCCATTCAGCATTCGGATTGTCCACGAGTTCCCCGCCGACGATTCTTCTTCCCACAAGCTCGGCAGCCCTCGCGCGCGCAAATTCGAGCGCGTCCTGGTTGACCTGGTCGAAGACCTCACTATCGTCAACGCCGAGGGTGATCAGGACCTCGCGCGCCGTTTCCTGCGCAATCTGCTCGAGATCGGAAGCGATACTCGGAACCAGTGCTGTCCAAGTATCGAAACTTACATCCTGGACAATTCTCTCGGCGGCATCCTCATCGGAAGCTTTTGCGACCTCGCTGTAGCCCTCTGCCACCTCACGTGCGAGCTTCTTCGCTTCCTTCCTAAAGAAACGCTCGATTGTCCCTGCTGCTTTTCTCACCTTTGTCTCAACGTGCGCAGGCAGCTTTGCCAGCGGCATACTCAGCACTTTTTTTTTAAGATCGGCCTTGGCCGCGGCAGCCGGAACTGCCGGCTTTAGCGCCGGCTTCTTTGGCGTACCGAATTTTCCATCCGTGCTGAACTGCTGAGTCGGATCGCTTCCCTTGTTCGGCAGTACGCGTCCTTCACCGCTCTTCACGTCGTCGAGCATGACTGGCCCTTGCGCAGTCAGCACGAACGGACCGATATTCCACGGTTCTTTGCCATCGCGTTCGCGGATTTCATCGATGGATTCAATTCCCATCGATACGTTTATTTTGTCGACATTGGCCTGAATCTGTGGGTCTATGTCATCTTCGTCCTCGGCCGCGATGATGACTTCGGGTTCGTTGAGGATGTCGGGACTCTGGATCAGCCAGTTGACCTTGTCCTCGATCCAGTTCTTCGTTGGCTCGAATCCCTCTTGCAGGGCTTGCTTCTGGGCGGTCTGCGCGGTCGCGCGATTGTTTTGCTTCACGAAGGCAGTAGGCGGAAGCGAAAAACAAAAGCAGATGACACGAGCGATGAACTCATCCCATTCGTCCTTCAGCATCGCCTCTTTTAGCTGGACAATGCCTCCCTGCTTGCCACCGGAACCGAGACTTGGGATGAAACGAAGCATACGGCGCGCGCCCACGTTTCCAGATAGCGCAGCGTCCCACGCCTTCTGGAACTGATCGATCTGGTCTGGTCCCCATGTCTCCGGCACCTGCGCAATGGCGTCTGGGATACTGCCGAGCGTGTAATATGCGAGCTTCGACATGTCGCGACGAAGCGCCATATTCACAATCAGAATGATCTGCTCGACCGGCGACATGCCGTACACGCGGTTGGTTCGCGGGTTGCGCATCATGTATACGAGCTGCTTTGTCGTCAGGTCGCACAGAATCTGTCCCTTGATGATCTGCTGATATGCAGGCATCGGGTGGACGGGTGTGGTGCCATCCGGCGAAATCTTGCGGCTGATTGTTGCGCCATCGATGGGCACCAGACGCGTTATCCTGCTTCCCAGGTCGTCTGGATTCTCTCTGCCGATCAGCAGGCTTGCCGCGTCGATGACGAGCATATCCTCGACCCACAGGCGGAGCCATGTGGATAAATCGTTCTCGCCGTCTGGACGCGCGAAGAACTCCTGTATCTTTTTTACGCGCGGGTCTGAATCGGAGCGCTCGCGCACTTTCCGCGATGGCTCTCCCGGCCTTGGTTTAAGGCTGAATTTCCAGTCGAGCTTAGAAATCTGGTCTTTGCGCGTCTCGATGGCAAGCCGCGTCAGGTAATGCGCGTCGCCCAGGGCGCGCAGCTGTTCGAAGCTGATGCCCTCGAGCGCGCGAGGGACATAGTTGATGTTGTAGCCTTGCTGCCAATCGAAGCGCCGCGGCTCTCCGCCTGTGACCGTCGGAACGAGCGGCGCCAGCGGCGACATGAACTCCTGATAAGCCGCAAAGAGCGCCTGGCGGCCGTTGCCGCTCGAGAGATAGGTCTCGGTGCCCATGCGGACCGCGCGCGTGGCCTTTTGCAGAAAGGTCCGCTGCTCGGGCGATTTGCCCGCGATCGTCAGAATGTCGGCCAAGGCTAGTTCAGGGTCACCGTGCAGGAAGTAGGAGCGTTCGGAGCGACTGAGACGGTGCCGGTTGCCGGCGCCGATTCGATTGGATCCGGAGTAGCCGCCGTCACGGCCAGGGAGGTAGTACCGACTGGCAGCGACATCGTCGGGCTCGTCCCGGTGACCGTAGTCGAAGCCGCAGCGCCGCTCGGCGCCGCGATCGAGAAGATCAGCGTCTTTGCGCCGCCCGTCGTGTTGTAGACGTTGAACTGCTTAATGCATCCGGACGTTACCGTCGACGAGCAGGCGTTCGTCTGGCTGAAGTCGTAAACGACCGCGACGGTTATCGTGTGCGAGGATCCGGTGTCCGGAAGCATCGATGCAGCCGGCGA